GACGGCAAGGCCGTGTTCGTCGGCGAACCTGTAGAAGTCGTGCGCAAACCCACTGAGTACGAGATTAAAACCAACGGAGAGAACGATCCGATGAAAGAACTGATTATCAATGCGCTGCAAGCCGCTGGTAAGCCGACTGAAGGCAAGTCCGACGCCGAGCTGATGGACGCATACAACCAGATGAAGGTCGAAGAAGCCAACGCCAAGAAAAAAGGCGATGAAGAAATCGACCCGGAAACCGGCAAGCCCAAGAAAAAAGAGCAGGCCACCAATAACGAAGAGATGCCAGCATGGGCGAAAACGCTCGCCGATCGCGTGGACGTCGTCTTCAACAGCCTGAACGCGAACGCCGACAAAGAGAAGGGCGAAAAGCGCGCAGCTGTGAAGCTGGCGATGAACATGAGCGATGAAGAAGTCGCAGATCTGGACGGCAAGGCGCTCGATGCTATGTACGCCAAGTGCCAGACCTCCTTCGGCCTGAACGGTGCATTCCGCCAGGCTACCAACACCCAATCAGTCAGCGAAATGCCGGAGTAAAAAATGGCTAAAGACGGAAAACACGTAATTCACGCGGGCGGTATCTTCGCAAACCCACAGCTTCACCGTGAAGGTGCTGCAGCCGCTGATATGCCTCCCGGTACGATTGGTTTCTTCGATAACACCACGAAGAAATTCACCGCCTCCGTGGATGGCAATGAAGCCGCGATCCTCTACGTAGCCAACTATGACTACCTGCGTTGCAAAACCGTAGACGACGTCATCAAGGCTGGCGATTGGGTTGTTGCTTTCCACCCAACCCCAGGCGTTTTCTTCAACGTTCCCGCCGCAGCAGGCACTTACACAAAAGGTCAGCCGCTCTCAGTTGCCAACGGTCGCGTTAAAGCTGTCGGCACTGATGAATCGGTCCGCTGCTATGTAGAAGAAGACCGCTCATACACCATTGCAACGGCAGGTGACCTCCTGCGCGTGGTCATTAAATAAGGAGCACCTGAATGTTTGTATTCTCCACTAAGCAGGCGACCGAAACCGGTAACCTCGAAGCCAACATGGCTCAGTTCAATGAACTGACGTTCGCTCGCAACTCCAGCGCTCAGGCCGTGGCAGACTTTATTGCTCGTACCCGTGTTCGCGGTGAAGCGGCAAATGCCCCGGTACTGGATGCGGTAAACGCAGTCGACGATATCCGCCGTCTGTACAAGGCCTATGACCAGACCGTGCTGAAGCAATTCGAACCGAATACCGAATTCACGCTGCTGAACGACCTGATGCCGCTGTCTCGCTCTGTTCGTCTGGAAGAGTCTGTGTACGAATACGCTCGCACCGGCGGCCGTGGCTGGGCGCACACTTCCATGTCCGGTCAGATTGGTGCTGCGCTGGATGCGAAGTCTTATACCTTCGATGGCACTATGGTGCCGATCCATGACAGCGGCTTTAAGTTCAACTGGCGTGACCCGGTATTCAACAAAGGCTCCGCGCTCTCATCCCTTGCCGATGCTCAGGCAGGATCTGTTGATGATGTGCGCCGCCAGTATGTCGACTACATCTGGGAAGGTTTCCGCGATGCGGCAGGTAACTACATCAAATTCGATGACAAGACCTGGAAGGGTTTACGTCACGATGAGCGTGTGGCCCAAGTGACACTGACTGTTAACTTCGCAACCAGCACCGACCCGAAGGCCATGCGTGCCGCGGCGATCGCCCTGCGTGACGTCCTCAAGCTGCAAAACATGCAGTACGGCCAGCAGACGTGGTACGTCTCCAGCGAAATCATGTCCAACTGGGAACAGTACTTCGATGTGAACTCTCTCCGCACCGTGCTGGAAGAGATCTCCAAACTGTCAGGCATCGCAGCAATCAAAGAAGATGCTGAGCTGACCGGCAACGAAATCGTAATCGTGCCGCTGCAGGCTGGCGTGATTGCTCCTATCGTCGGCCAGGCGTTCGGTACCGTCGCTGATCCGCGTCAGTTCTACAACTCAGATTACGTTTGGCGTACCTGGGGGGCTGCTGGCCTGATGGTCAAGCAGGACATCAACGGCCACTATTCTGTTATTCACGCTTCAAGCTAAGGAAACAACATGGCACTCGTAAAGGTATTGGTAGCAAACCTCTTTGCCGGTGCCAGCCTTCAAAAGCTGGAGGCTGGTCAGGTTTATGACGTTGATGACTCAATCGCTGAAAAGTGGATTGAGCAGGGCAAGGTTGAGAAATCCACTGAGAAGAAGGGTGAAAAGCTCGTCTTCGAAGTGGCTACGCCGTCTGCGCCGGTTGCATCCGGTGCATCCGATTTGCAGTCAAAACTCAACGACGCCCTTGAGCAGCTGAAGCAGGCGCAGTCAGACGCAGAAACAAAAGACAAGGCTCATGCCGACGCGCTGGCAGCAGAAACCAAACGCGCTGACGAAGCCGAAGCAGCACTGGCGGAAGCAATCAAGAAGGCGAAATAACCATGGCTGACCCAATCACAGCGGCAGACGTGCAGGCGTTCCTCGGTGAATTGGGTTACTCCATCCCGGGTGCGCTGCTGGAGCCGATCCTCTGCGTGGTGAACAAGATTATCCCGTGCCTTGATGGTGCGGGCTATGACGACTGTACCGCGAAGCTGATCCTGATGTACGCCGCCGCGCTTATGGCTACGTCGTCCGGCGCTCGCCGTATCAAATCGCAGGGTGCGCCGTCTGGCGCGTCCCGCTCGTTTGAATATGGTGACGACAGCATTACCTGGCTGCGCGACTCGCTGGCCCGGCTTGATACCAGCGGCTGTACTGGTGAGCTGCCAATTAGCGCTGGTAACAGTGTCGGCCTGTTCATGGTGGTCGGGGGCTGCTGATGACGTATAAATCAGTGACGGAAGGCAAGCCGAAGCCTCTCACCCGCGTCTGGGTGATGACCGACACCGGGCGGGAGACTACCGGCTACGTGAAATCGGACGGTGAGTGGTTCATCAACTGCCCGCGCATCCGGGCGACTGGCGCGAAGGTGCTGAGGTGGAAAGAATGAAGCGAGGCGGGTTACTGAAAAACAGACAACTTTATCGTGTTGGCGAAGTCGTCATGGACTCTTGCATCCCACCGAATTCCATTAAGCGCAGTGAGCAACTTAAAGGCCAGGGCGGAAACGTAACGGTTGTGCTGCGCTGGAAGGAGGGCTGATGTCGTCTACTGCTTCATGGTCATACAACAAGCCGTGCACGATATGGCGTAAGGGGGCGGGCGGTAATGATGAGTATGGCGACCCAATCGACCCATACGAACTGCCTGAAACCATCATGTGCGACTACATCGGCGGCCTGTCAGCAAAGCTCGGGTCAATCGGTAAAGAGGTTGTCGTAAAAAACACCTTCTTCACGGCTTACGCTCTGGCCGATGAGGGCGATTACATCCTGATTGGTGTTAGCGCTGAGCCGGACCCGGTCGTGGCAGGTGCTGATGAGGTTCGTCACGTGACGCGCTGGAACGATACTCTCGACGGCCTGGAAGATGACTGGGCGATAATTACGGGGGTGTAGCCATGGGCATCAAAGTGAAGGGCATAAGTCAGGCGAAAAAACACCTGAACGATGTCATCAACGACGTGAAGGGGCGCAAGGTAATTCGCGCGCTGCAGTCGGCGATGATTCTCATCGGTGCCAGGGCAGCCTATTACACTCCAATCGACACATCCACCCTGATTAACAGCCAGTTCCGCGAAATCGACGCTGGCGGCGTGCTCATCACCGGGCGCATTGGCTACTCAGCCAACTATGCTGCGTACGTCCATGAGGCGTCAGGCAAGCTGAAAGGTCAGCCGCGCGCGCACTTTGGCGTGACCAGTAACCGCTCTGAGTTCGGACCGCAGAAGCCGAAAGAGTTCGGAGGCGGTACCGGAACAGGCAACTACTGGGATCCACACGGTGAGCCTCAATTCCTGACCAAAGGCGCGAATGACGAGCGCGATAACGTTGACGCGGTGATGCGCAAGGAGCTTTCGCTATGACACCCATGATGCACGAGCGGGTGCGTAACATGTTCGGCGACGCCGGGCTAACGACCGGCTTCACGGTACAGCAATTGATGTACGACGACCCGGACGACCTGTCGAAGGCGATCATGGTATTCAGGCCCAATGGCGGATCGAATATCCGAACCAATCTGGGCTCTGAATACCACGTCCTGGTCGACGTCGTCGGCGCAAAAGATAAGCGCAAAGACGCGCTCAACGCCGTGCAGCGCATCGTCGATTACGTCCAGGCCAATCCCATGGCTGACGAGTGCGTCGGCTACATCCAGAACATGGGCGCAATTCCCGCGCCGGTGCTCACAGAAGAAGGGCGAATAGTCTTCAGACTCCAGTTCGCCTGCACTTACGGCGAATAGCCATCCCAACCAAATAACCCGCTCCGGCGGGTTTTCTTTTATACGTCAAAGAGGAGTTTCACATGGCTAATTGCCAGAACTCGAACGAGCGCCT